CTCCTTAAATGGAGTCCTTGTCAGCTAGTTTCGAATCCCTAGTTGCCAGTTTGGATGCTCTTCGACTAGGCAGTAGAGAAATCACTTCAAGTGAACTACTGTTCTCAGAGCACGCTGCTGATCAATTTAGGAGGACGTACGTGACGACACGGGCTCCAAGCACACGCTTTACAACACCTGAAGGCTCTTTTGGACTACTCGCTACTAATGAGCGTAAATCCGGCCGTTCATCTCTAGAGAAGTATTTCACTGGCATCAAACCAGTGCCGATACTTAAGAACTTTAATGTGTATAAGAATACATTTGACGCGGGCAAAGTACTTCATAACTACTTTGTACCCGCTTTAACTCCAGAACAACTAAAGTTTGTTTATGGTCGCTTAGAGGACGTCAGCTGTGGCATTCCTATGCGCATTTTCAATTTGGTTCCTATAGTTATGATGTCTATAGGTTATGAAAAGATACTGTCCGACCCCTGTCACTGTGTCATATTTGGTTACTTTAAATGGCTAAACTTGGCTTGGAACAAGGCAGTTGAAGAAAAAGACCACTGGCAGAATGGTGATAATGCACCTTTCGTAAGGCCGTATATCACTGTTTCGGTTATGGCACCAAAGTTAATGGTAGCGTTATTGGACCTAGCGTTCATTGTCGAATCATACCAAGACTGTGTAGCATTCTTGGGCGCTAACGGTATTGACGTACCGCTCATGTTGCGCCAGATAACCTCATGCATGACAGAATCACCAATTGAATTCGCTCTTAAGTGGAAGGGTGCATTTGGATTTGCATACTTACACGCTATGCGGCTTACAACACAAGGAACGTATATATCTATACCAGAGGGTGACAGCGTAAATTCGTATGCGCACGTCCCCGCACCCTCAGTTCCGCTAGACTACCAACTATTCAAGGCCTACGCGGAAGAGGAGTTTAATGAACATATCAAAGAGACCACAGCAGCAGGAATGACTGAGGTGTCAAAGATGATAAAATTTAGTGTTAGAATGCCTCTAACCTCGGAAGGGTATAGGACATCAACATTTATAAGTGGGCTGCGAGCGTTTATCGGCTACATCGCCACAAACCCAAATGAGACCCCATCATTCAAGGAAGTATATGACCACAAGACTATGTCACCGATTTATGAGGGCGTAGGGCTCCCTGAGTCATATGCAAAAGATGAAGTTGGTGATCTGGTGATGCCTCACACAGAGGCTCTTCGGGATTCAGTGGGCACTATGTTCAATGAAATAATGAGTCCACTTGCTACATCGAGGTTTAAAATGCCTCACTATCATGAATTTCTATCATCGCTCCCAACCATGCTGACCGCCAACTCAGCTGGCATTGGGAAAGTGGAGATAGGTGTGTCAGTCAAGGGGAAGAAGATGTCTTTTTCTACTACCTCTAAAATTATAATGTTCTTCATATCTCCGTCAACCTTCGCGCCTACCCGTGAATACTATGACTCAGGGAAAAAGATGACCCTAGAAGAGGCCAAAATAATGTATCCGTCATATTCTGATGACTTTCTCGGACAGATGGCCATCAGGAATGTCGTTGCTAAGGACTCACGTCCAATTGCTCTCCAGGATCTGGGTAAATATGTAGTTGAACTTTTCTTATTTGCGCAGGTTTATAGAAAGATGATGAGGGAGAAGGACGACCGATTCACAGGGATACCTATAGACCATGTTGCCAATGAGGCTATGACTGGAAAGGAATGCCTAAAGTTGAATTCCGCTGTATTTTCTATAGGTGAAGAGTCTGGCAGCCACGCAGCTGACCACTTAATGGGTCTGAGAGTAACAGGTAACGCTGTGAGCCGCAACAGTCCATTTTCAGTTAAATACCTTATCATATGTACTGACTATAAGCAGTTTGACCAGACTGAGTGTTATGCCAATGCAAGGCAGCCAATTTATGATGGCATAAAGAAAGCTCATGATGAGTTGTTTGGTGAGGGTGCTTCCATTGGGCCATTTCAAAACATATCAGTAGTTCTTGACATATTATTTCCTAAAGAGGGTGTGCCATTCCAAATTCCATTTGGTGATGTCATTCTACTCACTGGTGTTAGGTCGGGTGAGTTCGCCACGATGATCATAAACAACTGGGTGAATGCAGCAGTTAATTACGCCGTTCTAACAACGCTTAGGTCGATGGGATTGCTTGATGCGTTCCACTTAAAAATTATGGGTGATGATGTCGTCCATATATCACGCATACCTGGGCATGGCTTCAAGGTATCAAAGCTTGTGGCTTCAGCTATCAACACCAAATACAATGAGTGGGCCGAGTCAGACATCCCTGAGATTGCAGCCCCTAGAATACTTGTTGACATCGTGAATAGATGTGGACTGGAAACCCATGCAACCAAAGGCATCGTTTCGTTCATGATATATGAGTACCTGAAAGTTAAAATAGTAGCGGGACGTGTGTGTGAGAATGGATACACAAGGCCGTTCTGCTCTGAGAAAGCTAAGCAGATGGATCCGACTGAGTTCATGTCTGGACAGATAGCAAAACTAAGACTGGTTGTAGCTAGGGGAGCGGACCCGATGCTCATACACAGATACACCATACTCCTTTTCCTTATCAGGTGCTCGTACCGTGTTAGACACAGGACTCAGCTACTATCTGAAAGTTCAGTGTACTACCCTCCAATGTGTATGTTCTATGCTCCAACAAGCATGGCAGGCATTGGATGTGCACCCTTCATGTTTCCATTCCCTGCAGATCCGGCTTTAGGGTTTTGGATGTCTCAGCCTGTATGCGCCTCATATAAAGCTCTGATCTTAGAGAGGGGTGGTTC